AGCCATAGCAATGGCTTTACCAGTTGATGCTTTTGCATCGAGTTGAGTTGATACGGACGAACCGTTAATTTCTAAATCTGTTGTTGCATTGAGAGTACCTGTTACGTCAATGCCTGTAGAGGTTGTGACAAGTTTGGTAGCTCCTGCGTATCTAATATAAGCCGCATCATTAGCAAAAGTTAAAAATGATTGAGTACCCGCTGAGTTTTGTATAAGGATGTCATCACCCTGTATATACAAGCTACCGCTACCACTTTCTGTAATGTAGCTATGTGACCCAGTATTACTATGATAAATCTGTAGGTCACTACCTGCACCGAAGATGGCTTTGTCGTTGTCGCCGAAGGACAAGTTGCCAGTCATCGAGTCGCCAGATGTAGAAACCAAACCAGACGCACCTGAGTAAGCCGCTTCCCAAGCACTGCCTGTGTACACATACATACCACCTGCGGTAGTATCGAAATACAAAGCACCAGTAACTAAAGCGTCACCATCATTATCTACAGAGGGAGCAGATGATTTATCACCTAAGTAACGATCGTCAAAAGCATCATAAGATGCTGCAGCGTTAGTTGCAGATGTAGCTGCATTAGTAGCAGACGTAGCTGCTGCAGTAGCTGAAGTAGATGCTGAAGATGCAGAAGTAGCTGCATTAGTTTCTGAGGTAGATGCTGCAGATGCACTAGAAGCTGCTGCGGTTGCAGAAGCTGCAGAAGCAGTTGCAGAGGTAGAAGAGTTAGATGCACTAGTGGCTGCATCAGATGCCGAAGTTGCTGCTGCGGCTGCTGAGGTTGCTGCATCAGTTGCAGAACCTAAGATGCTATCTACATAACCCTTACGAGTTAAGGTGTCATCAGTTGCAGGAGTCGCTGTAGAGGTGATCTTGTTAGCACCAAGTACTACGTCACCAGTCATTGTACCACCACTAAGATTTAACTTAGTAGCGTCCTGAGTGTCTACGTATGCCTTACGTGTAAGATCATCATCTGTAGTAGGAGTAGCAGTAGAGGTAACCTTATTAGCACCCATGACGATGTTACCCGTCATAGTACCACCTGCTAAAGCAAGTTTACCTGCTAGTGCGTTAGTTACGGTAGTCGCAAAGCTCGCATCATCATTCAATGCTGCTGCAAGTTCGTTAAGGGTATCAAGAGCTGCAGGAGCTGAATCAATCACTGCAGTGACTTGAGCGTCTACATAGCCCTTAGTTGCTGCATCAGCACTGTCAGTAGGCGTCGCAAGACCTGTAACCTTATTAGAACCCATTGCCAGATTACCTGACATGGTATCACCTGCTTTAGCAACCTTGAGTGCATCAGCAGTGTCTACGTAGTCCTTACGGGCTGCGTCAGTAGAGTTAGAAGGAGTAGATACGGTAAGAACACCAGAGACAGTCCAGTTGCCAGTAACAGTACCTGAGGCAAGCGTAGCTGCACCATCGACGTTTAAAGTACCGTCAAGGTCAGTGTTGCCAGTTACGTTGAGAGATGAAGGATACGTACCGAGTTCAACGATAGTACCTGCATTGTTAGTATAGACACGCTTATCAGCCGTATTAAGACCGAGTTCACCAGTGTCGAGATCAGATGTAGTAGGTACGCTTCCAGAGGTTGTGGAGCGTTTGATGAGGATCTTTGATGCCATCTTCCATTCCTGTGTTGGTGGGGAACAATGTTATTATGTTCTTTATAGACTCTTGAGTAAAAGCCTATAAAGAAGGGGACTCCGAAGAATCCCCGACTTAATCACTGATTAGTTAGGCAATGCCACAACGAAACCAGTTTCAGGACGCAATACCTTAGTACCGTAAAGGGTGTCTGCAGTGAACAGATCAGCCAAGTACTCTTGCTTGTATTGAGTCTGTGAGCGAACGCCCATCTGCTCAGCAAGTACGAAGGTGTCTTTGTGACCAAAGATAGCTGCTTTAGTATCTACTGCAGAAACTGAGTTGTCAGCAGCTGCTTCGATTACTGGGCAGTTAGATGATACATAGATGTCGATACCGTACAAGTTACCGATCAAACCAGTTGAAGTCGAACGACCATCAACGAAGTCTGAAGAGTTGTAACGGGTGATACCCAAGATGTCACGACGTGCTGAAGGTGGGATGATCATGAAGCGGCCGTCCATAGGAACGTCTGCGTCATCCATCAACTTGATCAGATCACGGAATGCACCGTCAGTAAATGTGTCACCTGCTACAACAGTGTCAACAGCATAAGTGTCAAGACCGTTAGTAGCATCCATGTAAAGTACGTTTGAGTGAGTCCAGTCAGAACCGTCGCCATCACCCAAAGACTTACCTAGTGCAAACAAATCGTCATCGATCTGCTTAGCCAAAGCGTAACCTGCATCATCAGTGTAGAAACGACGCATTGAATCCAACGCTTGAACACCTACGATATCCTCGATCATACGAGAGTATTCGTAGTGCTTGTCGATGGTTACTACAACTTCTGATTCAGTATCAGCTTGGATAGTAACTGCAGTGTTAGCTGCTTTAACGTTTGCAGAGCCACGAGTAGGCTTAGGGATGTGAAGGGTATCACCTTTCTTACCAACCATTGACATCTTGTTGACAAGGTTAGCCATCATCAAGTTTTTCTTGTATGCTGCTACGATCTCATCAGACCACAGTTCAGGAATAAACTTGTCTGCTTGAGTTTTTGCTACGATAGAACCGCTACCGCCCGGATAAGTTGCTGAAGCCATGATTATAAAATCTCCAAATTAGCTTGTTATTTAACTCGACCTTCAGCGTACGCTTGCCTAATCTCAGGCATTAAATCTTCGTATCGCTGCGGGTCTGTTCGCATTAGTTCAATGATATCAGCGCGTCGATAGACCTTACGTGAAGGACGTTCACCAGAGCCTGAAGAAGTACCAGTAGATGCGGATTTAACCTGTTCTTTACGAGTTTTCTTTTCTGCTTCGACAGTTGACTTTACAGTCTCCTGACGTTCTTTCCACATATTAAGAATCTCATTAGCTGAATCAAAGTCATAGTTTGCGTCTGCTTCTTTGAGTAGACGGCTACGTACTTTTGACTCACCTATCCATTTACCAAACTTAGGATCAGTAAGTACTTGCTGCCAATCTGGATGCGTAGCTGTTAGCTTATCCAGAGTTGCTTGACGTTGCATTGCGACAGTCGTTTCTTGCTGTTGTTTGATGCTTGGATGGTTGTCCAACATCTTGTTGATAGCTTCTTTAGGGTTAGCAAAGAAATCTTCTTCAGTAACTTCCTCTTCGGCTGAGTGGGCGTTAACGGATTGCGCTTTGATAAAGTCGTCTACGATCCTACGCAATTCACCAACTTCTTGACCTTGTTTACCGAGCAGTTGCTCAGCATTTTGGTGCATTGCAATAATATCTTTAACGTCTTTGTTGCGATACTTATCAGGAATATCAGCAACTTCCTCTTCTGGCTCAGGCTCAGAATAGACATCCTCTTCAGGTTGATCTACTTCCGCAGATTCTTCAAAGGTTTGTAACTCTTCGCCTTCTTCCAATTCAGGATGTTCGGTGCGTTCGTCAATAAAATTTGCCATTTATCATTTCTCCGTGCGTAGTCGCATTGTGAAGATTTAGTAATCAGGCTCTTCGGTGTCGTAGCCCACAACTTCGTCACCGCTAGAGTTCCCATCTTTTACAGAAGCGTAGGCCGCTTCCACGCCGTTTTCAAAGTTCAGTAAACGAGCTAGTATTTGCCGTTCACCCTTTGCTAAATAAAGCTCCTCATTAGAACTTAGACGATCCACTGTATATGATTGATAAATCTCTTCCAGTTCTGTAATGAGTTGCTTCCAACCCTTAGAGTTGAATAAATCGAAGTACGCTTCGTAGTACTTCTCTTCGTCTATAGTCATGTGTTCTCCAAATTGGGCTTGACTATGCAATTATTATACCACATTTTTTACCAAAAGTCAAGCACTTTTTGTTGACTTTGTGGTTTTAGTTGTGGTAGACGTAGATTTAGTTAAGGCCTCTAAAGCCTCGATCCGCTTCTCCAGTTTCTGGAAAGCTAAGTTGATCTGATCCACGATCTTCTTGGTTTCGGTTTGTGTTAGCATTCAATTCCCCTTGCGGTTGTGCTTTGTTGTCGATTTCTTTCTCTTTCAGCAGTAGCTGAGCTATCTTGAACCTACGTTCAAACTCTTTTTCGTCAGTAGATCCATCTTTGAGTTGCGTAGCAATAGCTTTGATACGGTCAGTCTCTGAATCAAATGACGTAAATTGTGTCTCCACCTTGTATTTCTCTGCACGTGCTTGCGCTTCTGCGGCCTGTGCGTTGAGAGCAGCAGCGGTAGCTTGTTCTTTAGCCAATGCGACTTGAGCGGCCATCTGTTGTGCTTGTTGTGCCTGTGGATTAGGCTGCGATGCTTGCTGAATCTTAGCAATAAGCTCTTCGCGGTTAGATAAGTTCATGTTATCTACGATAGATTCAATTAACATCATGTACATTGGTGATTCAGGTGACATGGTTTGCAATAGTTGTACTAATTGCGTCACTTCGTATTCACGTGCAATGATACCTAAGGTAGAAGATGCTACGAATTTGTAG